AATTTGAGGTTTGTAGGGACGCATCCCTTGCAAACTTCAGATTTGTTACCAATTTCAGTAATATTTATGAGAATTAAAATGCTTGAAACAGTAGGATTCGAAGGTCGTGTATATCGTGTGGGAGAAGAGTACGAAGTTTCCGAGAGAACCGCCCATGCCCTGGGAAACTCTGCAGTTATCCTCAGTAAACTGGAAACTGAAGAAACAGCGCCACAACAACCACAGGTCCTACCAGAATTTAAACCAGAAGCACCAAAAAAGAAAATGTTCAAAAAGTCCAGGAAAGCAATTATCACCGGGAGTGAACAAGCCGTTATAAATAAATAACAATACGCATGAGTGATAAAAAAGGCAATTTATTTTATAGCGGATATTCCGGAGTAGTTGCAGCCGACGTTGGGATATCACTGACAAAAACAATCCCTACAACTGAGACAACGTATGTAACAAATCTTATAGCAGCATTGGAGCTTCATCTTGCTAGAAAGTGTAATCGCAACTTTTTAACAAGCGATAAAACAGTAACTCCAGCAGTGGACCAGGTGTACATCGATACCTTTGACGGTGGGAAAGAAAACTACTACACAAGAAACTTCCCCATCAAGGCGGTAACGAAAATCACATTAAATAATGTGGTCCAATACGACATAACCACGCCGGACTCAAATAACCTAGCGCTCGACGATGACTTATTCGCTTATGAGGATCACGTAAACTTCGACGTGTCAGTCTATAGTAATACAGATGACAACAGAGCTTTAAAAATATTCTACACTCTGGACCAGTTCTACGACAAAGACGTCTCCCAGGCAATACTTATGTGGGCGTCATTTATCTACTCACAAAAAGAGTACGGAGGTAAGGATGTAAAAAATGTGAATTTCAAGGGATTCTCACTCAGCTTCAATCCTCAAGAAAAGGAACCATGGTATATCCTGGACCTTATCAATAATTATAGGAAGCCGAGTATATGAACCCAAACAACTGCATAATAACAATTAAACGCCTTACTGGAACCGAATCAGATAAAGCATACACATCGGTATATACAGATATTCGCGCAATGCTTATAGGAGCGGATGGAAAAACACAAGCACTTTATGAAATGCCCCTTGGGACCGGATACTCCTTCGTTATTTTTAATCAGGTAGAAAAAATAGATCCCGCTGACCAATTTATCGTTACAGATCCAATGTCAAGCGGGCTGGAAATTAATGACATACTTGTGGTCCAGGGAGCAGCACAGAGAACTCGAGCACTTGGATCAATGGTAACTGAAGGGATCTGTTTGAAAATATAACAATGTCAGGATACACACTAGAAGCGTATACACTAGGATTTGAAGAGCTAAAAGAAAAGTTGAGAGCAGCACCACAGATGGTCGCAGAGGTTAAGTATAAAATGGTCGACAGGATGGTGAACATCGCCCGCCAGACGGCTGATGACAAAGCGCCAACTGACACAGGAAACCTCAGAGCAAACCTGAGAGCAAATAGTAGAGTGGTAACAGGAGGCGGTGACATTTATGGAGAGGTGGGAGTGACAATCATGAATCACGGAGCACCATATGGAATTTATCAAGAATACGGAACCGGTGCTTTTGCTGAGGGACCAGGCGGTTCAAGGGGAGTAAAAGTAAGAACTGGAGGGATACGACCTAAGTTCTACTTAAGAGCCGGCATGGAGGCGGTAAAAGCCAAAATAAGCGAGGTTTTTGATATAGGGAAACAAATTATAGACAATTTAAAATAACTATGACAGCAATACAGACCTACAGCGAACTGATTACAAAACTAGCGGCAATAATTACAGCCGGTGTTACGGATTTAAAAGCCGTGTATACCTCCTATCCAAATGGTCCCCTTTCAGTCTTTCCCTGTGCGATCGTTATGCCATCTGGACGCACAAGCGAATTCCTAAGTACGCGCGACACACGAAGAAAAGTAACCATTTTTATAAGGATATACGGAAGCCTCGACAACACGGAAGTAAACACTCAAATCAAAATACGAGACATTGCCGATAAGGTAACAAACGTCCTGGAAAAGAACATAACCCTGGACGGTACAATCGAATGGTCCCAACCGATATCGGATAAGTTCGCATTCGACAGCAAGACAAACAACCTCTACTACAACGAAATCACGTATGTGGCAAACGTTCGTTTTAATAGAGCGGCATAAAATCAATCATTAATAAACAATACAATAATTAGTATGAAAAGCTATTTATACACAGGAGAAACAGAAATTGCCCTGACTGAATTTGGGATAGTAAAACCCGGAGACACAATCAAGACTGACAAAGTTATCAATCACCCTCACTTTGAAGAACAAAGAGAGGAAAAAAAGGTCAGTAGGAAAAATAAATAACCTATTAAAAATATAATTTTTTCATATGACAAACATCGATGGAATCCTAACACAAATCTCAGTCGGAACAGAAACAGTATGGGGAACCCCAGTGACTCCAACCGTTTCAATCCCGGTTAAACCATCAACAGGGATGGTCCCAAAACAGGACGTCGGAGAAGTGGAAGCAATCGATGGAACTCCCGCAAAAGTAAAGTCATTTTATAAAGGAAAACTATCCCACGAGGGAGACTTCGCTGTCGAAGCATATCCAAACATGATTGGGCACTTCCTCAAATCAGTACTTGGAGCAGTAGCAGATGCACAAGTAGGTGGAGAAACGATAGTATACAAACACACGATAACGGAAGCAGTCGCCAAACCATCCCTCACTCTTGAACAAAACGCAGGGGCTCTTTGCAAGAGATACTCAGGATTCACAGTCTCAGATTTTAAACTCTCTACAAAAGTAGGAAGTACAGTTGAGATAGCAATCAAAGCACTCGCAAAATCCCAAGCAGACTCAACGCCAATAACAGCAGCATACGAGACAACCAGACCATTCAACTGGACTGATATCGTAACAGTAAGTATTGGAGGCACAAATATCGTAACTAAGATCCAGGACTTGGAGGTAGAATACAAAAATAACCTCTCATTACTCCACGGACTCAGTAGTTCCGAACCGGTTGCCAGATATGTAAAGCAATCAATGGTGACCGGCAAGATGACGTTATTCCTAGATGATGCCACTAAAGCCTACTACGCAAGTCTCCTGGCAACAACAGAGGCTGCAATCGTCATTGATATGCTCGGAGATACAATCGGTTCCTCATCAAAGAATGAATTGAAAATCACGATCCCGAAAGCAGCAATCACTAAGTTTGACACAAAGCTAGGCTTTGACTACAACGCAATCACAATCGAGTTCTCAGGACGCCGAGATGCATCAGCCGGACTCTTGACTGCGGAGCTTACGAACGTTGTGGCGAGTTATTAAAAGTTTATTAAACGTAATATGGTAATCGAGACACCGTGTGGATATAAAGTAGTTACAAAGGATAAAATGGCGTGGGGAGAATTGAAACAACTGCGCAGACTTATTAGGTCCCGCTTAATAATCGATCCAAATAAACAACAAGCCGACAAAATGTCCGGGGAGTTTCTTAATGATTCTGAGGATAAGGTGTTTGATTTAATGGTAATAAAAATCATTAAGGATGGGAAAGAAATCACAGAAAAACTTAGAGAAGAAGTAGATACTTGGGACGGTCCAGACGGAAAAATTGTATACGACACCTTAGCGGAACTTGCAAGCAAAGCTCAAGGAATAACCAAAGAGGAAAAAAAAATATAAGAATCTTCTTACCAGCGCATTTATAAGTAAGACCGATATTCCTGATATATATGCGGAGGCTAATATATGTGTTACCTTGGGGATATCATCTACAGAGCTTGATAAACAACCAGTTGAGTGGGTTACTCGAATGATGGAATATCACAGTGCAAAAGCACAGGCAGATGAGCACAACTCAAAAACAAATAAAAGAAGTTAAGGATTGTATTTATATCCGCATTGTTTACACACAATCAATTCCTTTGTCCATTTATTCCCCAACCACACAAAAGGAGCGAAAAAAACACCAATCAATCCAATACCAAATATCCATGATGTAGCAATCCCTCCAAGTAAAACACTTTTCCAAGCATCCTTATTGGATTCAACCTTGAAACTTTTACACTGTGAACATTGCCTTTGGGTTTTCATGCCCAAAAGTATAGCATATTTGCGAAATTAGTGTCATGTAGTTGAAAAATGATAAAAAGGTCGGTAATCTTATTTATATGTTGAGGAAACTTATTTCATATATTTTTGGTAAAAATAATAAAGTCAAGTTTCGTGCAACAGAAATACGAGATCAATTTACTCCAGTTAATACTCCAATAGAAAACAACATCGATGCAAAATGCCCTTATTGTAGGCATGAACTTGAAAAGATACCTCAAAGGAAAACGAAGTGTCCTTTTTGTAAGCAATTTATGTATATACGGACGCTTCCAAAGACACGTGAACGTGTTCTTGTTTCCGAGCAACGCAAGAAGGAAATTGATGAAGAATGGTATCTTTCTGAAATGATGGAAAGATATAGCATATCGAAAGAAGAATATGAAGCTACAAAGTCAAGACTAGCTGAAAAATTTAAATGCCAACCAAGAAACAATGATATTTGGTGGACTCTTTTTAATCGAAAACGAATAGTAGAGATTTCAAAAGAACATATGGGATATTATCGGATGATAACCTATGAGATGGCTCAACTTCTAATTTCAGAGGGTCGCGATAAAGCGGCACTTCGATTTCTATTTGAGGTTTGTTATTTAGACTGCAACGACTATCACTACTTTGAAGATAAATCGCGTATTGTAGCTCCAGCTATATTAAGTGATATAAATAGAATAGCAAAAGAGAACCATATTACTAAGGACCAATTGAAAGAAAAATATTTTAAAGAAATTACAGGAATTGCAAGGGATATTTATCCCTATACCAAATATCCAGTAGATAAATCGTTTACCATATTCGAAGATCAGCTCACTTAAATAGGCATAGCGTTTATAAAATAGATTGTTTATTATCCATATAATTTTTCATATGGATAACAACCTACTTAGTATCATTTTACGCATAAAAGACGAAGCAACTGATGAATTAAAAAAAATAAACGGTCAATTCGAAAACACTAAATCAGGCATAGAAGGGTGGGGAAAATCAATGATGGTAGCCGGAGGTATGATGACGGCTGCAGGCTTAGTCGGTATGGGAGCTATGAAGGGATGGTTAGATTTAGCTGCAGACGCTCAAGAAGAGATAACCGTAGCGAATGCTCAGCTAAAAAACTACGCGAATAGTTCAAAGGCTGATTTTGGTACATTAAGTGAATCAATAAAAAAAGTTTCAGATTCATATATAAGGCTTGGATTTGATGACGAAACCACCTATGCCTCAATGGTAAAAAACTATGGCAAAACTAATGACCTAGCCCTTGCACAACAGGTGTTAGCCGCTGAGATGGACCTAGCCAGAGGGAAAGGTATTGACCTCAGTAGTGCCACAGATCTTGTAACGAAAGCACTTGGGGGTAATACTACCCTACTCAAAAAAGCGGGAATAGAGCTCAAAGACAACGCAACCTTAACAGATATACTTGCTGCAATAAATAAAAAATTTGGAGGAACTGCAGAGGCGGCATCTAGCACATATAAAGTAGCAATGGAGAGAATGAATATAGAGATAAAAAATGTAAAAGAAGCTCTTGGAGATCGACTTATTCCAACAGTGACACAATTTGTCACAAAAATATCAGGACTTATAGATCAACTCAATAAAGTCAATCCTAAATTCTTCGATATGGCAGTAAAAGGTATTGCATTGGCAACTGCTTTTCTTATGATTGGTGGTCCCATCCTTTTCATCATTGGTTTGATGACAAAATTCGGTGCAATCATTGGGGGTGTTATGTCCTCAACCATGTTACCAGCTATAGCAATAATAGCCCTCGTAGCAGCCGCAGCATTCCTCCTATACAAAGCCTGGACTACAAACTTTATGGGCATTCAGCAAATAGCCCAGCAATTTTGGACGTTTTTACAGCCAATACTTGTACAGGTTGCCCAATATATTCAGACACATATACCAGTGGCACTTGAAGCACTACATAAAATAATAATGACAGTTTTCACTTGGATTAAAACAAACGTCGTACCTATATTTGTAGCTATATGGAATGAAATATCGAAGTTTTGGACAATAATCATGCCACTTCTTGGACCTGCATTAACAAATCTGTGGGCGATATTTTTTACTATCTTTTCCCTTGTTTTTAATTTTGTTATTGGGGTTTTGACTGGTCTATGGAATGCGTTTGTCTCGTGGTTATCAATCGTAGCGGGAATATTTCAAACAGGATTTAATGTGCTCATGTTAATTTTTGATCTCGCATGGGGATTAATAAAAACAATTATTCTTCTTGCGTTATCTTTACTTTCTGGGAATTTTTCTCACTTTCTTGACAACCTAGGAGCAATTTGGGGCTCCACATGGAATCTTATGAAAGAACATATAGCAGGTGTTGGAGAGGGAATAAAAAATATAGTCAAAGGAATGGTTAATTATGTAATAGATTTAATAAATATCCTTGTAAATGCAGTTAATGGCATTAAATTTAGCTTCCCAGGTATGGATATCGGAGGACATAAAATAGCAGCGTTTAATTTTGGAGGATTCAATATTCCCACAATTCCACACGTCTCCTTTGATACCGGCGGCTGGGTAAACGGAAGCGGTATGGCGATGGTCCACGATGGCGAATTTGTACTCTCCAGGGACATGATGGCAGGTAAATCCCCTGTCGACAGTAAAGTCTTCAATAACAATAACAGTAAAAAGATAGAAATAACAGCCATTATAAACAACCCTGCAGACTGGGACCAGATGCTCAACAAACTGAGCTGGAAATTAAACTACAGCTACTAATATGGTAACAAAGACAATAATAAACAGCGCAATCGGATCACTCGAACTAACCCCGGAGAACGGATACAACGTACAAACGATATCAAACATAGGATACGGCACAAAATATTCGATATCCGACATTCTCTCCAAACACGGTGTGAAGCTTGGCAATGCTCTATTTAAGAACAAGGTGTTTTCCATAGGTCTCATGATAGTCGGGACAAGCGTCGTAGATTTAATAGAAAAACGAGCCCTTCTTTATAAATACCTGACAGTAGATAACTACAGTAACGACGACAAAATCCAATTTGAATTTGTCATGGCAAACGGACAATCCCTTCTGCTCTCCGGAATACTGAAAGACCTGACCGATGACCTGACAACAGATCAAATAAATGCATCCCCCATAAACTTCGTTATAGAAACCGAGTACCCCTTCCTCGTATCAAAGCAGCAATATCAAATAAGAATACCAATAGCAACAGGAGGCGGTGGTGCTGTCCCAATGACAATCCCCCTCGACATGTCAGCGGGTGCAGCGAACTACACCCCAATCTCAAACGGTGGGAATGTGTTTGCATACCCTACAATGCGCTTCACCGGTCTTTTAACCAACCCGGTAATCCTGGACGTGCTGAAAAGTAAATCCCTTGCCATAGCAGCTACAATATCAGGAGGGGCATACTACGACATAGACACGTACCAAAGAACAGTCCTGGACAACGTGGGAAACAATAAACTCGATAAACTGACCGGGGAGTTTTTAGTAATAAATCCAGGAGAAAATCGCTTTAAGCTCTCAACTGACAACGCAGGCGATACAGGTTATGTAGACGTAACGTACGCATACCACTATGTCAGCATATAAGATAATTGCAAAAAATAAAGCAGCAACACAGCAATGGGAACTGCCGTTTGAATCAGCAACGTTAGAACGGAACCTGAACAATGTGCACACAGCATCTATTAATGTTTCATACGCCTACCTAAGCGATTATTTAGGTAGACAAAACACCACACCAAAGGATCTCTTCGAGAACGCATGGATAAATATCTACATATATAAAGACAACAACCTTATCTTCGGAGGCTTCCTATGCGACGTTGTCTATAACAAATCATCCGGGAGTTTCACAGTGCAGTTAGGATGCAAATCCTGGCTCGCCTACTTTGAAAACAGACTGTACTCCGGAATCATAACAGCAACAGACGCCGGAATGATAGCGTGGAACGCCCTGAACTCAGTAAACGACATAGGAATAACCCAAGGGACGATCACAGCAACAAAAACAAGGGATAGAACGTACAAATATGACGACGTGTGCAAAATAGTAGTCAACCTGGGAAGTCTTCAGATCCAGGAGGGCTTTGAGTTTGACCTCTCCAATTTGAAAGTGTTCACCGTAGTCTCGCGAATCGGAAGCGATAAACCGACAATTATTTTCGATGACTTCAACGTTATCGACTACTCCCTATCGGTAGGTCTCGTGGGAAAACTTTTCAACTACGGCACTGTACTTGGGTCTGGTATGGATGATAATCAGCTAGCGCGTACGTACGATGCGGGCAGCGCATACCAAACGAACTGGTACAAACAAGAAGCACTTCTCCAGGAAACAGATATACCTGAAACAGTTACCCTGGACGACGATATAAAAAAATATGTAGAGCTTCGCAAGAATCCAATACGAACACTAACACTGAAAGCGACAGTCGCAAGCCCAATATTTGAGAACTACGACGTGGGAGATGGCGTGGTTATAAATTTACCAGATATCAGCATGGCGGCAACAAAAAGAATAGTGAAGAAAACGCTGACTTTTGGTGGTACAGAGGAAAACGTGAACCTCGAATTTTTACCATAACCTATGGAGAATTTACTTGAACGAATAAAAAAAATAGAACAAATAATTGAAACTCTGGGAAAAAGAGGTATAGGGAACGCCCTGACAATGAAACAACTAGCAGCAGATCCGGCAACTCCCTCCTCCGGTAATACAAAAATATATGGTAAAACAGACGGAAAGATATACAAAATACTCCCAAGCGGAACCATCGTGGAATTAGGGATATGGGACAAACCATATTTTGAAGCTCAATATGCTGGTGCTATTGGACCAGGAAACACAGTGGTATGGGGAACCGAGCTGTACGATAATTTAAATTCATATAATGCTTCAACCGGTATTTTTACAGCTCCAATAGCTGGATTTTATCTTTTTGGATTCAATATTCTTATGCCAAATGCAAATGCTGGGGAGTTCAGGCTTGCATTCTATAAAAACGGAGCAATACACGATAGTTTTATCGCACAAAAAGCAGCAGGTGCATGGCAAACAATACAGGGGACTCTAGGGGTTTATTTGGCGGTGAATAATACTATGAAAATTCAGTATGAATCCGGCACCGGAAATCTATATGCCGATGGAAATTATAACAAGTTCTGGGGATGTTTGATTTAGGCGATAAAAATAAATACTCAGTTCTCAATACAATATATATAGGAATTAAATTTTAATAGTTCACACATTTTCATATGACAAATTTTGTAAATCCAATAACAGGTGCAACAGAGATAGATATAACACAGACATTGCAGTCAGGTGCAGTTGCTATCGGAAACGGAAGCAATATGTTTGTCCGAAATAAACACTCAGCTATTCTTGATGTGAGCGGAATAATAGCAGCGACATTAATCATTGAAGGCACGCCAGACAATGTAAACTGGTCCACAATAAGCACAATAAGCACTAATGGTTTTTTCAATCTTAATTTTCTTGGCTTACTGAACATCAGAGCCAGAATATCAAGCTATACCAGTGGAACAATCAATGTAATTGGAGTTACTACTTCCCCTGAAGGATCGTCCAGTAGCAATGGAGGAGGTGGCGCGTCATCGATAGCAGACGGCGCAGATGTAGCGGAAGGCGCAATCGCTGATGCTGCGGTTATAACAGATGCTCCCGGCACTTTATCGGCAAAATTAAGAGGAATAGTAAAACTTTTGGCTGCAAAGTTAGGAATAACGGCTGCTGATGGGGATATATCAACGCTTGGAACCACAACAGGCGCTGCAGTAAGCACGGACGCAGTAGGGACAGTGCAACAGTATTTAAGAGGCTTGGTGAAATTACTCGCGCAGGGTATTGGAGTTACCGGCACATTTTGGCAGTCAACACAACCGGTTAGTCTTGCAGCAGCTCCTGCACTCGTAGCAGGTGAGGCTCATATCGGTGAGGTCGGCGGAAGAACATTGCTCGCTTCGGTAGAGATAACCAGAGGAACATCCACGACAGCATATGCTGCCAACCAGACCGTACTAAACGCTGCGGGAACTTTATCTGAAATCACCGGAGTTGCGAGAATAAATCAAGGCACAGGTTACATTACCGGAATCAGAGTGACGACAAATGCAAAAAGCCTCACTCCCCGATTCAGACTGCATTTTTTCAATGCGAGTAACCCGACGTTTGCAGCTGACTATGCCTCATGGAAAGATTTATATGCAGACATAAGCAAGAGGATTGGATATTATGATTTGCCAGCTATGGTGACTGCCGCTGATGCAACAAACTCAGATTGCTCAAGAACCTTAGACTTTACAATGAGGATTCCATTTGATTGTGCAGCAGCAACAACATCATTATTCGTTGGGATTGAAACATTGGATGCCTTTACCCCGACAAATGGTCAAAAAATAACAATTGTATTAAACTCAGAGCTTAACTAAAAATGAATGAATACAAATAGAAGAAAAATAATACTTTTCAACAACCAATCGGCGAAAATATACGGTGTCTCGTGGAATAAAGGATCATCTCCCACGCTTACCCGCACTAACAGCGCCGTTGGCATGGTAGCAAACGCAGGGGTAGACACAACTGCGGTCAGAAACGATTTTGATAGTGCTGAAATTTATAAAGATATTACCCAAGTCACTGATGCCCTAGGTAATGTTTTTGTACGTATCCCAAAGTTTTATATCAAAAAAACTGATGGGACTGGCTTTAAGACATGGCAAATATCCAAGAAAATGTTCGCGGGCGCTTACCTTCCCGCCTGTTTTTATGATTTCGCTACAAAAACAGAACTAGCATACGTTGATGTCGGAAAATACAATGCCAACTTAAGCGCAGATACCACAAAGTTGGAGAGCAAAAGCGGCACATATCCTTTAATAAATAAAACCATCATCAACTTCAGGACATATGCCCAAGCCAATGGAAGCGCTTATCAGCAACTAGACATACACACCATCGATGTACTGCAGACATTATTCATCATTGAGTTTGCCACATTAAATTCACAGAGTATTTTTGCAGGGTATACAGGGGGAGAATATGTGGCTACCGATACCGCTACGGTTGCCGAGACTGCAGTAAACAGGATAATTGTCACCAATGCAGTTGCCGCTACCTTTGTAGTCGGTCAGGCAATTTCAGTGGGTACAACTTTGGGTGGTACTAATATATTTTACGGAAGAACGATAACGAGTATCACTGTTTACGATGGATCCAATAAAGCCCTTAATTTTGATGGAGCCGCAGTTAATATCGCAATTGGAAATATCGTGTGGTCATCCGGATGGAAATCAGGATTCAGCTCTTCTATCACAGCAAAATCAGGCTCTCCCGTTTCTAATAGTGACTCAAAACATCCCGCAATGTATCGTGGAATCGAAAACCTCTTCGGTTCGGTGTGGCAGTTTGTAGATGGGGTAAACACAACAGATAGACAAGCATGGATATGTGCAAACGCGGTAAACTACGCCTCAAATCTATTCGCCTCCCCTTATACGCAACTCGGTTATGTCAATGGAAATACCAATGGATACCCAATTGAAATGGGATGGGACGCTAACAATCCCCACATTGCATTACCCATAACGGTTGGTGGAGGTACCACAACGTATTACAGTGATTATTATTATCAGGATGTAGGGCAAAGAATTGCCATTTTCGGCGGGCTTTGGAACTACGGGGCGAGTGCGGGGTTGTTCTGTTGGTATCTGAGTTACGCGTCGTCGTATGCGGGCATCAGCATCGGTGGCCGGCTTCTTAAAAAAGCTCTTTGAGGGGGATTGGGGGTCTCCCCCCAATAATCTGCTATAATAAAAATTAAGGGATATAGGGTGCGCTTTTGCCATTTTCGACGGGAATTGGAACAACAGGACGAATGCAGGGTTGTTCTATTGGAATCTGAATAACACGTCGTCGAATACGAACATCAACATCAGTGGCCGGACTCTTATTAGAAGATTGATTTATTTATTTTATTTGGCATCCTATACTCCGCACCCCTTGGTGAAAATTAAGCCGTAAAGAGCAGGGTCTAGTAGGTTTCTCGAACAACCTTGAGGCTAATAAGAAGGTATGAAACGTATCGGCTATATCTATGGGAAGATATGCACTATTGACAATATAAAGGTTGCAATTATGCGGTCGTCCCTTGGAAAACGGGATAAGCAATTCGTCCAATATGTCATTAAAAATATTGACGACTGCGCGGGAAAAATACAGAAAATGTTAGTAGAAAAAAGCCACATTCCCTCTCCATACACAATAAAAACCATTCAAGACGAATCGAGTAATAAAGAAAGAACAATTTATAAGCCCCGGTACTTTCCCGACCAAATTATTCACTGGGCATTGATGCTTCAACTTCATGATTTATTTATGCACGGAATGTATGAATATACCTGTGGGAGTGTGCCAATGCGCGGCACAAGTTACGGTCAAAAAATAATTCGTAAGTGGTTGGACAAAGACCATAAAGACACAAAATATTGTCTGAAAATGGATATTGCCAAATTTTATCCTTCCATCAGCGGAGAAATCCTGAAAGCCATGCTACGTAACCGTATTAAGGATAATGATTGTCTGTGGTTACTGGGAGTGATCATTGATAGCAATTCCAAAGGATTGCCGATAGGAAACTATACCAGTCAATGGCTTTCAAATTTCTTTTTGCAAGGGCTCGACCACTACATCAAAGAAACATTGTTCGTAAAATACTATATCCGCTACGTTGATGACCTTGTTATTTTGGGAGGCAATAAACGCACACTACATCAAGTAAGAAAATTGATTGACGAATACCTCATTACTCTAAAATTAAAAATGAAACAGGATTGGCAAATATTTCCCCTATCGAGCCGTGCAATCGATTTTTTGGGATTGCGGTTTTTCAGATATAAAACTATCCTAAGAAAACGCAATGCATTGCGCATCAGGCGCAGAATGGTAAAAATTAGCAAGAAGAAAAGGATGACTCAACAGGATGCCTGCGCCATAGTCTCATACTGGGGTTGGATCAAGAGATGCAACAGCTATCATTTTTACAATAAATATGTTAAACCTAATGTTGATATTGACTTTGCAAAGAGTATAATAAGTAAATATGCTAAAGAATCTTTACGGAAAAATAGTTGATGGAGAACTTAGAATGGCAGACGCTTTATTTGAGGGATATAAGCCCTTAGTATATGCCGATATACCGGAATTTGATCAGGATAAGCAGTACGTTGTTCAAGCTAATCCCCTTGATCGAGGTGCTGATATTCTTATTGGAATTGAAATAAAAGATCTTCCGATTGAAACAAATACAGAACATCAAATGGTATAAGAATTTAGAGTAGTGATCTTCTTAATTAATTTAAGGTGTATATTTTTTTCTTACTTAAAAAAAAATAAATCTTCAATTCCTCATACAATTTTGTTATGGCAAACAAAATCAGCATTCGTGGCGGGGCATCGGCTCTTGTGGAAGAACAAGTAGCTCACCTCTCCCACGATATAACCCTTCAATCAGGCGTACTCGATATAGTAAATAACCACTGGTTGGTTGCAGAACATAACCCTCAAAATCTTAGTGTCGATATAGCAGTGGGGCGCGGCTACTTTAAGAAAACAACCATGACGTACCAAGGGTACTCAGAGGCAGTAAACACCGCGTCGATAGGTGCAAACAACAGTGGCAATCCCCGGATAGATGCGATAGTGTGGTATGTTGACCTTGGAGCGACACCAAACTCAGATGCATCAAACGTAATGAAGACCATGGTAGTAGCCGGAACTCCAGGAGCCACCCCTGCAGCCCCTGATGATGCAGCAATTCAAACAGCAATTGGATCAGGAAATCCCTTCATACGGATTGCAAACGTAACAGTAGCAAATGGAGCGTCAGCGATAGCCAACGCAAATATAGCCGACACCAGAGTTCCCTGCTATATGAAGATGCCAGGAGGCATCAAAGACACAGAAATAATAAACCCCAAGCTTTCAGCAACGTATCAGAAAACTGATGTAGGAAGTGTTTCAGGATCAAAAACGCTCGACTGCGGTACATACGGCATGTTTATCTACACCCTGGCAGCAGCAGTAACCCTAACCCTATCAGGAATGCGCGTAGGACAAAGCATCTACGTGATTATCCCAAATACATCAGCCTATGTGATCACATGGGATACAAATATATTCTTCTCCGACTCAGTAACCCCCACTCCAGTGGGCAACTATAACGGTTTCATTATCACGTGTGTGGCAACCGGGAAATATATAGGAGCACCAACATTTAGTAATGTCACAGTTGTATGAGGTTCTTAATTACCATTTATAAATTTTTAACCAAAAAGCTGAAGGGTTGCGGTTGTAAAAAGTAATATGAAAAAAACTTATTTTATTTATTACGTTGAGGGATATGATTCCGACGATATCTTTACTGATAAAAATATTGTGAAAATTGAAGTACACGCAATAAGTGAGGAAGACGCGGTAAGGAAAGCGACTATGTCGATAAAAAGAAAGCATTACAAAGTGTTTGGCTGTTACGAACGACTATATGTCAACAATTCCTAAAGATGTCATTCTTATATGGACCGGTCTAAACTCTGCAATTCCAGCTCTATGGAATCGAGAGACATCTCTTGATGGTCTTTTCCCAAAGGGATGGGATTATTCAAACGCTCCCAATATAACAGGAGGGAATGCAACACACACTCATACATCTCCAGCACATATTCATAGCATGGCCGTAGGACATACACACACCTATCAGACAAATACAAAAAATTGGGGATCCTCCGGAGATACCGGGGATGGCTCAGGGACATGGGTAGCCGATCACTCCCATTCGGGAACTTCTGATAATGCAAATGCGAATAATTCATCCTCTGTTGCCACGACATACTCTTCTTATTCAAATGACCCACCAAATAGAAGAGTTATCTTTATAAAAGCAACTCTCGGAGCACAACTTCTCGACAACATCGTTGCTCTGTGGGGAGAATCGGATACAGCACCAACTAATTGGAGCAAGGTAACCGAGCTTGCAGATCGCTATTTAAAAGGTGCATCAGCCGGAGCAGATGCAGATTTAGCTACCGATAATGGTTCATTAATAAATTCACACACGATAACTCATACACACACAGGTTTACATACTCACGGAGGTATTATGTACGGTCCTGGAGGTGGGGATAAAAACCGTGCCGATGGTGGTGGGGATATGACGCCCTCCGGGCATTCACATCAACTAATACTTGACGCACATACAGATACTTTTGCAGATAATGATGCAATTTCCGCACAATCAGAAAACGTTGAGCCATTATATAAACGATTACACGCAATTAAAAAAGGCACAGGAGGGCTAAAAGAGAAAAAGATAATAGGTATTTGGCTTGGAGATCCAACAGCAATACCAAAGGGATGGACTCTTTATACTGCTATGAAAGGGTATCACCTTAAAACAGGAGACCCAACAACAAGTGCCATAGGTGGATCAAACACTCACACCCACGCGTCCCAAACACACTCGCATACTATCACAAACGCTTCACACAATCATACTGGTAGCACAACACAAAATGATGGGATACGAGACGGCTGTTGTAGTCGTCAATATGTAACGGTACACAGCCACACTCTAACAAGCGTAGGAAATGGGACGGTCTCTTATAATAGCTCTACCACCACCGCAGATAGTTCAAATAATGAGCCTCAATACCGAACAGTCGCATTTATAAAATTTGAAAAGGAAATAGGTGGAGCAATTGCAGCAACTCAGATGATGGGTTAATAATTTAATTTTTTATATGTTATTCAAAGACATGGACATAACCACATACCAGGACCGAAAACTAGCGGGATTAATTGAAATCACAAAAGCCACATCCGGGTATTCATTCAAACACAAAAGGTTTGACGTAGAAACAGGAGCCGAAACAGATCCAGTATACGAGAGCATCGATGTTGATTCTCTGACTCAGGACCGGGATACTGCAGCAAGAAAAGCTAGTGTCCTCAATGACATCATCACGGAAATCGGAACTCTCTGACAACATTAAAATAAATAGTCAATCACTCATACAATTATTGGTATGAAAAACTATCCCAAACTGTTCTCTCAACGCGATCCACAATGGGCAGGTATTCAGCTCGGTAATGCAGCTGGTTCAACTCTCGGCGATTACGGATGCTACGACACCTGTTTTGCAATGATCGCCTGCTACTTCGGCAAAGATACGAACCCAGCAAAACTAAATCAGGACTTCAAAGCGGGAAATATATATGTAAATGCAAACCTTCTCACAGATGACGCCCTCAATAAAATATACGGAGACATTCAGTATGTTGGATCGGACCATTATGAATCGGTCCCAGCGGATCTCAACAAGCTCCAATCCTACATGCAAGATGACAATCTAACTGTCACTTTGTGTATTGATATGGGAGCCAACGGTTATCACTTCGTTGAAGCAGTTGACTGTGATGGCAAGAGCGTGACGATCGCAAACCCCTGGACCGGAAATGTAGAACCATTCAGCAACCTATACGGCAATCCAGTAACCCAAATCCTTCGCTACATCGTATATAAAGGTGTGGTAAAAAAGATGGTCCAGGTCCCCTCCGACGACTTCGAGGGTTTAGTTTTCAAATCAACACAGCACGACAAGATGGTCCCATACCTCGGTTTAAACGACCCCCGCAATACCACATTTGAAGATGAGCAGAAGGTAGTCGCAGGGTACAAAAGCCGTGCCACAGACCTCCAAACCAAACTAGACGTTGCATCGTCTGAAGCCTCAAGTCGGACTGAGCAGGTTGGCAGATTACAAGGTCAATTGACAGATGAGGTAAAACTACGTGGGGCGCTCACAGACAAGCTAAACGCAACGGTCAATTCTATGCCAGGTATCCAGAAGGTATATGAAGACAGAATCGGGGTACTCCAGGGGCAGATCGACCAGATGGGTAGAGACAAAGGACAACTCAATGCAACAATCCAAACCCTAACAACGAAAGTAAATGATCTAGCAAAGGGGCAAGTTTCAAGTTTAACGGCAAAAGACCTCGCAAAGCTTTTGGTTAAAAAGTTAACCGGAAGATGAAGACTATGAAAAAAAAAGATATTGAGCAAGCAGCCGCCGATGCTGTAAAAGTTATTGCTGCTGCCGCTTCGGAAGCCGCTCGCACCGTCGCTAATGCTGCCGCAGAAGCCGTGAAAGTTAGCAATGTAAAAGGTGCAGATGACCATGATTTATTGGTTGTTCTTAATACCAAAATGGAGGATTTAAAAACAGACATTCAAGATTTAAAGGATGGAACGTCCACTCGGATAGCCACACTAGAAAATGAAAAACTAAACATAAGAGACTCCTACCCTATTTTGTATAAAAAAGATGTCGATACAAAATTTATAGATCATGAAAAAAGAATTAAAACTATAGAAAGTTTAAATACAAAATTATCAGTGATGTTAGGTATCGGAATTGGCATTTTGTCTTTCTTGGTTTCCTTGATGATATATCACATTTTAGGTAAGTAAATTATTAATTAAATTAAACAGTATGAATCCATCAACACCTATGTCACTTAACAAAGTAGATTACACAAAAATCGGGAAAGATATTATGTGGTTCTCCCTTGTCCCTCTTACTTTTTACATTACCTCTGTACTTGGTGTGATTGAACTGCCAGGGCACGTAATCGCTCTAAAAGATTTCATCCCAAGCAATGCAACGATCATCGCAATTGTATGTTGGGTGCTAAACCAGCTCTTGAATCTGATTAGAAAATATATTGCCTAAAATAATGGATAACCAGCCGCTGCTATTGAGTGAGAAAGATGTTTGCGTGATCATCCTCACAAATAGAATAAAAGATATCCGCCGGGAAGAAGAGCAGCTTATACAAAGCGGGACAATGTACGATAAAACCCGCTTCGCAAAAAAGATCGGGGGAATAAAGAAGTGTATTCAATACATACTAGCTCACTGAGTTTTTGCGCTTTCCCTCTCCTCAATCTCCGCTTTTTTTTCAATACGTCGAAGTTCGTTCAATATTTCTTTTTTATGTTTTTTTGTTTTTTGCGAGAGGTCATCGAATTTTTTATGAAGTGTCCGGTGAAAAATGTAGTGAAAGGCAACAAGAGAGAGAGAAACGCTTATGACGACGGCGACCCCTATGTCGATCAGCGTATCAACTTTAAATAAAGGCAGTAGGAAATTATTCATGTCTTAACCGTGGCATTTCAACTACTAATTTAATCCTAGTCGCAGTTTCCTCATGTGTCAACTTGAAAAGACCACGCGGAATCAAATCAACCAGTTTGCGAACCATAACCCGAACCACATTCAACGTAAGGTCCGGGGAATTAACTGGATTTAAATGTGCCGCATCGATAAGATCGTCAATGATGGATTTATAATAGCGCTCAAAAGTCATCTGTATATTCTTATGTCCGAGCTTTTTTGCCACAACCTCCAACTTAACACCCGCCCGCAGATCCGAAGTGGCAGAGGTCGCTCGGAGCTTTCGAAGCGAATAGTCTGGCTTATGGATTTCTGCGATCGTCAAGCGCTCCCGAATCTCACGATTTACGGAGTGTTGGTCCATTGGTCCACGTTCTGTACCAAAGACGAAACCATGGGCATACCTGTGCAGTTTTTCCACATCTTTTGCAAGGGATGGGAGAACAACAACGACACGATGCTTACGCGTTTTTGTAGCGTACACCTTGAAATGATCCCCATACCAATCAGACCACTTTAAATTGCGAAGCTCTCCAGTACGTAACCCATTGGCAAGTTGAAAGCGAAAGAGTGTCTTCATTCGATGGTTAAACT